TCGAGTCTTGATACTGCACTTGAATGTGCCCGCCGATGTTTACATACGCGTCGTCGGGCGGCGTCCAGGAAATCAGCAACCGCGGAATAGAGAACCCGTTCGCCAGCACCAGACGCGTGGCCGCATCGTCCTCGAGATTGAGATTGGTAGGCGGCAACGGATTGGCCGGAATAAAGCCCGGATTGGCGGCCACGTCGTAAGGCGTCAATTCCTCGCCCACGCCCCACTCGTACACCGCGGGCGCCGTCTCTATCACGCTTACCGCGGTTGTGAGCCGCACCGCGCCGCCCTCCCCGCCCCCCGGCTCAGGCACAAACTCCACTCTGGTAATCTCGAAATACTTGTTCGCCCAACTCATTTGCTGAAACGTGAACTGCATAACATCGGCCTCTTGCATCTGCCAGGCGGCCAGGTTCATGTGGAAACTGCCCGAGCCCTGTTGCCGGTTGCGCAGTAAGGTTATTTTGGCGATGCGTTGCGCCTGCACAATCGAAATCACGCCGCGCAGGCTAATGTCTTGCGGCAACGGTACGCCGCCGTCGGCCTCGAGAAATACGTCGCTCGCAAACCCGTGCAACGGATCCGCGGCGTATTGAGGAAAGTTGGTAGGCTGAAAAGCGAACGCCCAAACGTTGTCTCTCGTCCCGTAATACCAACCGTTGCGATCATAGAAATTGCCGGCCACTGAATAAGGGAAATTGGGCGCCGTATAGGTTCCCGTCACGCGGTTGATTAACTCGCGAAAACTCCGGTAAGGATTCCAAACCGGCGCATCGATCAAGGCGCTTTGATCGAACGAAAACGATGGCCCCTGCCAGTATGCCGGCCAGATGAACCACTCCCCGGCAATGTAACTCAGCCGGCCCGCGGCGCAGGGCATCATCATGCCCAGCGCGTCGCCGGCGCTCGTGCTCGTGTCGTAGTGAAGATTGAGCGTATAACGCGCCTCGTTGCCCTGGCTCGTCAATACGTGCTCGTCGCAAACGTTGGCCGCGGCAATCCATTGCGCCAGGTTAACGCCAGGGTCACCCACGCCAAATTGCGTATCGGTCAAAACGTCGGCCACGCAAAGCGCCCAGTTGCTCGTGAAAGTTAGTTGGCCCGTGCGCGGATCGTAAATCCGATTTTTACCGTTGACGGTAATGCGTATCTCGGGATAGGTGGGAAACATGGCCGCATCGCGCCCCACGTTCACGTACAAATAAGCACAACCGCCCACGTAGGGCGTCCCATTTTGTCTCGGCGTATAGGACTGCCATTGCGGGTCGTTGGTCGCGAGCTCTTGAATCACATCCCCCGGCAATTGGTCGCCGAATCGAATCTCGGCATACACTTTGCCGTCGAAGTTGTAATGTTGGCCGCCTGGCCCGATACCATACCCCAGGTGATAGCCGCCGCTGGACGGATTAGGGTCATCAGAACGCGCGTGCCCACCGAACGTGTAGGCGCCCTGAATCTCGGCCGTGGGCGCCGTCGTATATCCCGCGCCGCCGGCCGTCACGTGTACCGACCAGGCGCCCGGCCCGCCGGTTGCATAGGCCGCGGCGCCGGCGCCGGCGCCGCCATAGATGCGCACGCGATAGCGCGCCGGCGCCACGCTCGAAAAACCGGCGCCGCCGCTGGCCGTAATCCCGGTAACCTGGCCGCCGGCAATGGCGACCGTGGTCGCCGGCGGGCTCGAAACTTTCCCGGCACCCACGTTGCCGATGCTGCCATCGGAACGAAAGAAAACTTGCCGGCCGTCGAGATAGAGATTCTGCGCGCAATCAATCTCATGCGTCGCCAGAATAATCACCATGTTGTAAACGTACGCGCCGCCCGAACCGCCGGCGCCTGTGGTCGACTGATAAATCGTCGTGCCCCCGATGCGTTGCGTTCCATAAACAATTTGCCGAAAGCCGGCCGCCATGCGCGTGGAAATATCCATGCCGCGGTTGCTCGTCAAGGCCTGCGCGATAGCGCTCGCTTCCATCGAAACGCCGCCCGAGAGTAGCGCCCAAAACACCGGCTGCCAGAAGGCGGCAATGCCGCCCGTGGCATATAACGCCACGGCGTCAATGATGACCGCGCCGGCAATCATGGCCGCGCCCATGATGGCCTTAGACATGCCAGGCCCGCCGAATTGCCATCGTTACAACCTCGGTACCATCCTCGCCAATGGCAATCTCAGCCATCGCGGCGCGCTCTAGTCCCTTGTCGCCGGGCGTCACAATATCGCGGCCGTTCAAGTGAATCAATCCGAGCATGAGCCGGCCCGCGTGCATAAACGTACAAAAATCGCCCCGCCTGGCCTCGAGCGGAAAAACGCATTCCTCGAGCCCGAAGTTTTGCGCGCAATACTCGGCCGCGGCGTCGACCGTCACCGCGGCATCGGCCCCGCGCACGCGCCGAATCGCATCCCAGGCGCCGACCTCGTCTGTATAGCCGCGGAAATCGGCGGCAATATCAGTGCCTGTCATGGCCTCGATAGCGTCGGCCACAAACAGGGCGCAATCGTTCACGCCCCAGGAAAACGGCGCAAAGGCGCGCGCTATCAGGAAATCGTTGAGCTCGCGCGTGTCCCAATAGGGTTTGCGTTCAAGCGCCATTCAGCCCCACTTCAATGCCTGATCGTTTAGTTGTTCGACCCATTGAAAAGCCGTGTCGTTGGGATAGTAGATATGCTGATCGGCGGCCGTATAACGCCGCGCATTCGGCCTCTGCAGGTTTGTAAAACGCGTCTCCAGACTGAGTGAAATGGTGATGCTCTGTAAGCCGGGCGTGATGCTCGGTTTATCGACCACGCCCCCAAATAGCCGCGGCGCCCCGAGAATGTTGCCCGCGGCATCGAACAACGCAAAGCTGATAATGGCCGGCGCACCTAGTTGAATATCGGTCATCGATTCGGCGAACAATTCAGAATCGATGCCGCTCAAGGAAACCACCACGCCGCCGGCGGCCAGGTCGACGCCGGCGCTCACGTGAGAAATGCGCCCCAGCGAGCCCACGCCGAGATACGTATGACTGTTCCAAACCAGACTCCCGACCCCCGACCAGATATAGGAAACCTGCGATTTAAAATGAATTTCTGCCAGTAGCGCCGGCCGAATAAGATTGTCGGTAAGCGAGCCCGGCCCCGAAATCATGGCCGCCGGCAAATTGCGCGGCATGCTTTAACGAACCTCGAGAATTTTGAAACTCATCGTGGTTAACCGCATGGGCGAAAATTGCGACTCGCGCCGGTTGTCGGCCAGGCGCCAAACGCCCACCGGCGAAGCAAGCACGAGCGGCGCGCCGGCGGCCGCCGATTCCCGCAAACTTGGCCAAATGCTAATAGTGGCGTGGCCCGACGCGTCGGCGTTAACTTGCTCGCAGGCGCGGTACAGGTGATAGCCGACTTGGAATAAATCGCCGCGCAGGAGCACGCGAAAATTGTTCGCTTTCCATCCCGTTGTGGTAATCTGCGTGGCCGTTGCAATGTCGCTTCCGCTCATCTTGGGCGCACTCCCCTGCGCGTTGCCGCGCGGTTGCTGGCGCCGCGGATCTCCCAGTTGAAAGACGTTAAGTTGGCCGCGTAATTCGGCCAGAAATCCTTCCCACTCGGCCGCCTGGTCGTTGCTAAGCGGCGGCAATATCACGGCGCCATCCCAGGCATCGGCGCCCGGCCAGGCCTGCGCCTGCATCTGCGCCGGCACGTAAGGCGATTGCACCATCGCGATAGCGTCGCTCATGCCCAGCGACATTTCCGCGGCGCCCGGCGAGCTCGGTAGGATCACGAGATTATAGGTGTTATTGCCGATGGTGATCGCTTGCATTTAAACCCTCGCGCCGCTCGGCCGGCGAGCATTGTAGTTGCGCATCGTCTCCACCGTCATGGCCGGAATCTGCTGTAAATAGACGCCCATGGTGCGATGCACCGCGGCTTCGACGGCCGCCGGATCACCGGCGCCGCGGGCGTCCACGTTGACCACGTGCGAAAACGTGCCGCCCATGTTCATGGTGCGATTGGAAATGATGCGGCCCGACGTCGACGGCACAAAGAGCTCCGGCCCCGATTCGCCCACAATCGCCGGCATGCCGGTAGGAATATCGCCGCCGCCCTGAAAGTGAAGCAGCGCACCAAACAATTGACTCCAGATTGAACCACTGGCCGAACTTGCGGAACTGATGTTTTTGCCTGAAAATAGCTTGCCGATAGCGCCGGGCACGGCGCCCGCCCCCAGAGCGGCGCCCTCAACCATCCTCACCCACATTGCATTGGCCGCACTGGCGCCCAATTTCCCCAGGCCTGGCACTAGTTTGCCGAGCGAACCCTCGGCCATCTTGAGCCCTGTGCCGGCGATGCCGGTAAAGATTTGTTTGCCTGCATCTTTCCATTGCCCGCGGTGGTACGGATCGGTCAGGGTGCGCAAGAGTGCGCCGTTGATGGTGTCCACGGTTTGCGTCAACGTCTCGCGAATGTGCGCCGGCAAATCGGTAAATTGCGCGGCCAGTTGACTCGCCGAATCCTGGAGCGCGCCGAGCGCGGTTGCCGATTTAGCCGCGGCGCTATCTGTCTCGGCCTGGCGCCCCACGCCGCCGCCGTGCCGCTCGATATCCCGCAAGCCAATGCCGGCGCCGGCCTCTTGCGCCACGCCCAGCGCCGCTTGCCACTGCGCGGCCGATAACTCGTGCAATTGCTGAGTCGCCAGCGCCGCGGCCAGGTGCGACAATTGCCCGCGCTGTTCTTGTAATTGAATCGCCGCCGCCTGGATCCGCTCGGCGGCCTCAATCTCGGCCGCGGTATTTTCGAAATTCTCGCGCGCCGCGTCGCGCTGTTCCCTCACTTGCTCGGCGAGCCCCCGTTGCGCCTGCTCCCATCCCGCCATGACGGCATCGTGGATGCGCGCGTCTTGCGCCTGCTCTTGCTGGAAAATGGTATTCGCGGCCACCCAACCGCCGAATAAATCCTCTTGAAACTTTTTGTTGGCGGCCGCGACTGCCTTGTTGGCCTGATCGGTCACCGCCACCAGCAAGGGCGCATTGTTCCTGACGGTTGCCGCCAGCCCCTGCCAGTAATTGGCCTCATCCTGCACCGAAAGAGCGCGCACCGCTTTTTGGGCGTCGAGCGCGCGGCGCCATTCCTGCATTTGTTTTTCGGCGGCCTGTTTTTCCCACGCCGCGGCCGCGATTTGCTGTTGTTTTTTATCGAGCGCCGCCTGCGCGGTATCTTGATTCATCTGCGCTTGAATGCGCGCCTGCTCCGGCCGTTGATTGGCGAGCAATTCGTTGGTCGCATCAATCTCGCTTTGCAGGCCCGTCGCCAATGTGAATCGGCCTTTGTCGAGCGTCTTTGTCTCCCCGGTTGCGGTGAGATAGGTACCCTTGCCGGCCTGCGCGGCCTCGAGCTCGTTGCGGCGCTCGATCAGCGAATTGTGATATTTGACGCTCTTGTTTAGTTGATCCTCTAAAGACGTCGTTTCAGAAAGCGCCCTGGAATGCGTTTTGGCTAACTCTTGTTCGTATTGCGTGCCCCCCTTGTGAAGAAATGTTTGCGCTATCCATCCCGGCTCTTGCTCGGTCAGTAGCTTGCGGGCGTCATCGATGGCGCGCACTAATTCCTGATCGAGTTTTGCCACCTCGACGGCCGTTTTCGCCATTTCCTCGGCCAGTTTGTTTTCCGGCTTGTGCTCGAGTTTAGCGAGCTCGTTCTGTAAATGAATGGTCGACGCGTCGAGCTCGAGATTCTGTAAATGTAACGACTGGCGCGATTTCTCCCAGGCCTCGGCGTTCTTTTCGGCGGCCTCGCGATTCTTCTGCGCAAATTCGTAAACTTTTTTGCCCGTCTCGTAAATCGCCAGGCCGATACCGACAATCGCCACCGCGGAAAAGGCCGCGGCCATAGCCGACGCCACGCCCGGCAATTCAGCAATAAATGAGCGAATGTGCCGCGGCAAATTAACCCCGATTTGCTCGCCAAGTAAGGCAATCGCGCCCTTAGCTTCTCCCATCTCATGCTTAGTCGTAGACGCGGCCGAACTGACATGCCCCTCTAATTGCTTTAACTGCGCTTTAGCTTTCTCGAGCGCCGCCGAATAAGACGTAGAGTCGACGGCCAGGATGATTTTTACCGAACCTGCGGCCTCGGCCATACGCCCCCCTCATTCCAGAAAACACGAAAGGCCGCCCGCGGGCGGCCTTTTCTTTTCCTTTGATGGTTGCCGGCTTTAGTGGTGATTAAAGCCGGAATAAATAATCGCGATAATCAACGCGGCAATCAGATTGCCGATGCAAACGCCCCAGGCAATACGCATAATCGTCAACGGTTTTTCTTGTTCTGTCATTTCGTTTTGAAACTCTCCCCTGCCACTAGTATAAACGACCCCCAAAAGCCTCGCAGATGCCCCAGGAGACGCCGCCAGGCCTGCAGGCGGCCCCAGGTATGGCGAGAACCGTTCTCCGAGCGCCGGCGGCCTGCCAGGCGGCCCGCCGGCCGGATCTGGCGCCGCCTCTTCGCCCTGGCCGGCGACCATCGCCCACCACGATTCGGAGCACTCCGCTTCCCAGCACATTTGACACAATAAACCGCCGCCTTTTCCCGGCCAACCATCGTGCCGCGCCCCGCATTTGCAATTCACTTTGGCGGCCCGCCCGGCGGCCCGCCGGCCGGATCGGGCGCCGGCGCCGCGGCCTGGCCGGGTTGCGACTTGATTTCCGCTTTTAGCTTGCTGATTGCGGCCCTATCGTCGGCCTGTTGTTGGCGGGCGTCGGCGAGCGCTTTCATCAAACTGCTGCCTAAAGGCGAGCGTATAAAGAGCGCACCCAGGCCCACCGCCGCGCCCTGCAAGGCAATCAAGAGTTCATCTTTGATGCCGTTCGCAAGGTTGAACTTAGTAGGATCCATGACCGCCGCCGAGAGCGCCGCGCACGCCCCGCCGAGCAGCGCCACGGCCGCCGATTTAAGCCATTCTTTTGGCACCATGTGTCACACCCTCCGCAACAATGCGCGATTCATTTTTTGGCCGCCTTTTCCACCCCCGCGGCCAGGGCGTTACAACAAACCTGCACGGCCTGCTCGCGCACGCCCTCGTACGCCGGCCGGATAAACGGGTGCGCGGGCACGGCGCCCGTTTCATGCCCTGGCCCGCGCCGGCGGCCGCCCGGCATGATTTTCGAATAGCCGCCGCGCACTTGCCGATGCCCGTATTCCACCCAATTGGCAATGCGGCGGGTGAATTGACCAGGGTACACAATCACGGCCGGCAACGATTGCCCCCCGTCCTCAGTTCTAGTCACAATGGAACGAATATCGTTTCTGAGCGCGCCCGGCGGCGCCGCCGTGCCGCTCGCGCCGCCGGCACGTACCGGCGCCCTGGCCCGCACCGCGGCCTCGAAAACATAGCCCGCCTCTTTGAGCGCTGCATGAATAATGCGCTTCGCCGCTTTGTCGCCGAGCTCACCGAGTTTTTGGTCGAGCTCGCGCAGGCCTGTCACTTGTGCCGTAAAGCCGCCCATATCAATCCTTCGGCGCCGGCGCCCCGAACAGTTGCCGAAATCGATCGGCAATCTCGCCGCGCAATTTCTTTGTGAGCCGGCGTTTTCTGGCCGCCGCTGGCCGGGCGCCGCCCGGCATCAGGTCGGCGAGCTCCAGCGGTTTCGCCGGCCGATACAAACTGTGATTGATTAGATCCACGCGCAACAGGGCAATCATGCGATGCACGTCTTTTTGCTGCTCCAGCCACGTCTCATGCATTTTGAAAAACGCCCGCGGCGTGAGCGCAAAGAATTCCCGTTTCGAGAACCCCATGCGGATCCGCGCGAACGCCCACAAATCGAGCCAGGCCGGCACGCTCACGCGACGGCCGCGGCCGGAGTAGGGTTTTCGCTTTCGTCCTCGCGCGGTTTGGCCCGCGCCTCGTTCCAGGCCTCGCGCACCTTGACGGCCACCGTGTAAATATCCTCAAACGTGAGCAGGTCGCAGGCCTCTTTAAAAGTAAGCTCGGGCTGAAACGTGCGCGCCGCGGCCGCAAAGACAACGCGCGTGCTCGCCAGATTGCCGGCCGGCAACGCATAGAGCAAGTTGACGCGCTCTTCTGAGCCCTGGCGCGCGAGCTCGACGTTGATCGACGTCTCCGCTTCTGAAAGCGCCCCCAGCGTAAAACACAAGTAATAAGTTTTGCCGTCAATCTCCATGGGCGTTTTCGGCAACGTCGCGTCGGCAATCGTGCCGGCAATGTTTCTCTGCTTCATCGATTCCTCGCTTTAAAGTTAAGTGCCAGGTGTCACGTTCGACGGCCCTGAAACCTGCAGGTCGATCGAGAATTCGACTTGCTTGGTCGGCGAAACTGAAAAATCGAACGATTGCACAATGGCTGAAAAGGTAATCGTGTCGCCGGCCGACGTTTGCGTTTTCGTCTTGGGCAGAGTTACCAGAAAGGTGGTTGCCAGTCCCGATTGATAGGCCGTCTCCACCGCAACCTGGCCGGCATCGGCACTCACGCGATTTCCCTTGACGTTCACGGTTGCGCCCTCGCGTACCGTGCCGATATATTCGGCATCTTTGCCCGATTGAAAATTGGTGACGTTGGCCGTCGCCCACTTGGGACGATTCAACGGCAAATCGGAAGCCTCGCCGATGACCGTGCCCGGCGTCGTTCCGATGCTGATAATTGTTCCGGCCCCGGTTTGCGCGAGCGTTCCCGCGTACCCTCCTACTTCTGGCGTCACTGTTCCCATTGTCTTTTCGCTCCCTTCTTAAACTGGCATGGTGAAAAAAACGTAAACCTCGCACATACAAGAGAAATAGCGCGTGATGCCCGGCTCGAAATCAGTACCAGGGTCGAGTAAATTGCACGTGTCGATAAACGTGCCGTCGGGCAATAGTTGCTTTCTCCACTGCTTGAGCGCCACCGTGGCCGCATAACGCAGGCGCATGGCCTCGGCGGCGCTCGTCGAGAATGCCGTTATCTCGACACGTTGCCGGATCATGCCGGCGCCATCCTCGAAAATCGCCGCTCCCTCGCCGCCGGCGCACTTATAAACCAGGCATGGATAAACTTCGCCCTGGTCGGGCGCCTGAATGGCAAAGACGCGCGTCGTAATTGCATGCACGCCGGCATTGTTCTCGAGTAAGGCGGCGAGCCCTTCTTGCATCATGCTTGTTGATTCACCTCGCTGCAGGAAAGTACCAGCACGCGATTACGCTCCAATAAATTCGTCACATCATGCACGGCAAAAACGCGTGTGCCCCAGAGCACGCGGAAATTCGCGCCGATAAATGTCGGCGTCCATCGAATCGTGATACGGGTCGACGATTCGCTCACTAATTGCCCGGCCTCGCTGCGCTCACCGCTTGCCACTTCCTCGATAGCCGCGCGCACTGTGAGCACCGTATTCCACGTGTCGGGCGTGATCGATTGCCCGAACGAATCGCCGGGCGCCGTCTGCGGTTGCTGAATTTCGATTTTGTGCGCGAGCTCGCCGGCGCCGATAGACGGATTGCTTATAGACCTCAGCACGGGCGATAGTCTCCCCAGGTAATCGCGTGCCCCTCGAGCAGGCAATCCACCGCCATCGGCACCGTTTTTAAAGTCAAATCTGTAGTCGCCTCAGGATTCCGATACCAGTGAGCAATCAGCATCAGTAAAGCATTCGTAATGTCGTCGGGCACATTCTTAACGTCGTAATCCACCGTCAAGGCCTGGCCGGCCAGGGCGCCCGGCAATACGAGAGAACTCGTGCCCGTCGCCGGATCCGTTTGGAGCAAGGCGCCGGCCACCGCGGCGCCGCTTCCATTCACCAACCTCTCGAGCCCGGTTGCCCAGGTCTTTTTCAGTTCATAGTTCGACGTGCCCCCCGAGCCGGCCACGGGCACGGTAAAGGCCTCGCCGATAATGGCCGCGGTATAGTTCGCAACCTCGTAAAGAATTTCTACCGAGCCTGGCAAATATTGCCCTTGCCACGGCCAGCACAAAGAATTCTTGGCCGGCGTGAGCCGCGCCGGAATGCTCGCCAGGTCGGCTCGGTACACGCTCGGATCCACGGTAAACAGGTTGCCGTTGCCGTCGAGATAAGAAAGCGAATTGATTTTGCGCGTACGCCCGCCAGGCAAATCAATGACGATGCGATTCCATATCTGCGCCGCGAACGGCCAGCCCGCCCTATCGGCCGGCGAAATCGTGGTGTCGTAATTCGCGGCCAGAGGAAAGTTATCAATCGTGCGGCGCCAGGTGCGATTAAAAAACGAGCCCTGCACTTTCTTCTCGGCCAGGCGCCGCGCGGCCCCGATATAGACAAGCAACAGTTGGTCGTCATCGCCAAAACTGGGATCTATGCGGCATTGCTGCTTAGCGAGCGCCAGCGTCACGGGCTCGAGAATTGCCTCGGTAATCGGATAAGCATTCAGCATGCGTCACCGTTTCGAACGCGCGGCGTTTTCGCGCGGTTTGCGCGCCGGCTTTTCCCCCGGCTCTTGAATCGCCTTTTCCCCCGGCTCGCGAATTGCCTGTTCCTCGCCCGGCTCATCCATGCGCCGCACCAGGCCGAGCCGGATCCACTCCTGTCCGAGCTCGTCGGCCGGCTCGAGCACTTCGCCCGGCCGCGCCGGCCGCGTCATGCTCGGCCATTGAAAGTTTTGGACGGCAATCACGCGCATTGAAAAGAATCCTCCTGAGAGAAAAGAGCGCGGCGCTAAACAGTTTTAGCAGGCCCGGCGCCGCGCTTTTCGGCAAAACGTTTTAGACGTGCGTTTTTAGACCCACGCAAGGATGCGTGCCGGGATCGGTCACGTTGCCGCCGGCGCGCATGTAAGCCAGGAAACCAACCATCAATTGATCCGCGTACCGTTCGTCGAGCCGCTGCATGGTCATTTCGCCATCGTCGCGCAGCAAATAGGCCTCTTCTAAATCGCCGAACACGATACCGAGCGCCGTCGCCGTTGTCGAATTCGGCAAATAGGCCGTTAAGCGAATGGGAAAGCCTAGAATTTGATCGAGCACGCCGGTTTGTGGATTGGGTAAAAAGAGCGGCCGATTGAGCGTATCGAGCAGGCCCATGGTGTAATTGCGCGTGGCCTTGTTCATGTACCAGGCCGCGGTTGGCTCGTACGCTACGTCGAGCAATGTCTCGCAGGCCACGTAATCGGGATAGGTCGGCCCGGTAGCCGCCGCGGTTGTGGCAAAGGTTGTAATGCCCGCAACCAGGCCGGCAATGTTTGCCGTGTCGCCGTTGGCAATGAAATTTTCGAGCCCGCGCAAAAAGCGCTTGCCGAGTCTATCGCGAAACAGCCCCGGCAAATCGAAACCGGCGTCGGCGAGCTCTTGCCGGCTCACTTTTATCATGGTTGCGAGCGTATCGGTCGACTGAATGATTCCTGAAAACAGAGGATCGCTTTCGGTGACCGGCGTATTTTCGGCCACCAGCACAACCGTATTGGCCGTATCGTTTTCGTAGCCGATTTTCATGGGCGCGCCGTTGCCTGGCGTTGTCTTGTGCCGCACGTTGCCATACAGGGCGCCAATGTATTTCTGGGCTGAAATCAGCTCGTTGTAGAACTGTTGCGGCACGATATAGTTTCCTGTGCCGCCCACGGTAATATCGCGTTTCTCGCCGCCAATCAGGATGGGATTTTTGTCGAGTTTTCTTTGCCCGCTCGTGAGCAGAGCGCGCTCATTCTCGCGCAGAGCACGCTCGCCGCCGCGCATGTACACCTCGAAGGCGTTCTGATAGTCGCGCGCGCGCGCGGCGCCTTCATCAGACAAACCATCGTCGTCGGCGCCGGGTGCCGGCCGCGCCGGCCGCGGCATCTCTTGCCAGGTTCCGCTACGCTCGAGCAATTGAATCTGCTCAGTAAGCCCGTCGGCCTCATCGAGCATAACCGCGGCCTTGGCCCGCTGCTCGGCCGAGCATTTAGGCGCCGTGAGTAATGCGTGCGCCTCGGTTCCAAGCTGCCCGCGCCTCAATTTAACATCGTTAATTTGTGGCATTCGTTTTTCTCGTTTCTCGCTTTCGCGCGTTATCGCTCAATCTGGAACGCCCTCGCCGTTTGAAAAGCAAAGGCCGGCATCGACAAGGAAATTTGCCGCGAACCAGTGAAGGCGGCGCCGCGAGAGCGCACGGGAAATTTCCGGCAAAACGTTTCTTTACACTGCGCCCATGTGCGCCCGCGCGCGCAGTTGATCGCGCGCCAGGCCTTGCGCCGCATCACATAAGCAATCCATGCAATCGCAATCGACGTGCGAACAATTCTCGCAATCGCCGGCCATGCACTCGGCACAATCGCAAGTGCAATAACCGGGCTCGCCGCTCGCGCGTACCGGGCGCCGGCGGCGCCCTGGCGCCTGGCTGCCCTGGCCGGCCTGGCGGCGCTCGACGTAGCGCCGCACATCGGCCGGCAATCCTTCCGGCCAAAGCCCGTGCGCCTGCTCGAGCTCGCCCACGGCCGCGCGCGCCGCTTTTAGGTCAACGCTCGTCGCCGTATAGGCCGGAAACGTCACCGGCCCGACGTCGAACAAATCCACGTCCTCAATCTCGCGATAACTCTGCACATAATTGCCGTTGGCATCGTACTCGTCGCGCCAGGATGCCATACGCACATTGAATGAAAACGAACAACCGTCAATGTCGCCGCGGCTAATCATGGCCGGCACGTCGCGCCCCACGCTCGTGGCCGGATCCGTATCGGCCTCAAATTTCAGGCCCGCGGTTGAATCGGCCAGGCGCAAGGTTCCGTTTTTGGTGCGCGCCAGAATTTGATTGACGTCGTGATTAAACAGGCACCGCACGTCTTGTTGTTCGACCAGGGCGCGCGTAAAGGCGCCCGGCATAATGCTCTCGACATACCATCCGGTATCGTACTGTTGCGAATACACTGCGGCCACTCCCTGAATGCCGGGCGTCGCGCCCTCGGCCGCGCGCAGGCCTGCGCCGGAAATAAAACGTCTCTCGCGTGTGCTCATGGCAAAAAGTCTCCCCCTCCGCGCACCTCTTGCTCGGCCTGAATGGCCGCGCCCTCGCGCGCGGTTTGAATGTGAATGCTGCGAACCAGGCGGCGAAATTCCTCCCGACAAAATTGCTCGCTCAAGCGAAATTGATTGCCTACCGATGCGCGCCGCACGCGCCGTAAACTCCCCTCGAGCCCTTCGCCGGCGATACGTTGTTGCGTCTCATCCGGCCAGAAAATAAACGGATGCTCACGCGCCGCGGCATCGGCCAGGCCGGCGGCCACGCTCACCAGGCCGGCGCGCAACCGTTCCACGTCGCCATTAGCCGCGCGAAACGCACGCACAAAACCGGCGCCATGCTGCGCCGCATACCGGCCCAGCATGCTCCCCTCTTCCGAGTCGAGTTCGGCCGCGGCCTGGCCGCCGGCCGCCGGCGCCGGCGCCCCCTGCTCGTCAATCTTGCGCGCATCAATCATGTTGAGTGGCGAGAGATACACGTCGCCCTCGGCGCCGATAGGATTCAAATTCATTCCTCGGCGCACGTCGTTGGCGCTCAACCATCCCCATTGACGCCCCAGCGCCATGCCCTCTTGCGTGGTCACAAAATCGCCGCGCAACCGTTCCGATACGTCGAATTCAATTTGCAACGTGTAGGCATTCGGCCCCGAGCGCGGCAATAATTTGCGCTCGAGTTCCTGCTCGATGCGATTCAAGTAAGGCCGCAACGTATCGGTCACAAACGCGAGCGATTCCTGCTCGTGGTTGTTGTTTGATAGCCGCGTAGTATCGCCGACCTTATGCGGCGCCACTCCAAACAGGCCGGCGATTTGCGAACGCGTAAATTGTTGCGTGCCGAGAAACTGCGAATCCTCGGGAGAGATACCGAGCGCCTGCCATTTCCAGGGCGCCGTGAGAACGGCCACGCGCCGTTGATTGTCGCCGCCGTAATTGCGCTCCCATGATTCCTTCAAATCGGCCTTTTGCTTGTCGGTAATCACACTCCCCGCGTCGGGCGTCAGGATGCCACTCGGAAAAGCGCCATTGCCGAAAAACTTCGCTCCAAATTTTTCCGTCGCCTTTGCCACGCCCAGCATTTGCCGCGCTAAAGTAATCGGATTGAAACCTTTGAGCCCGTCAAATCCGAGTAACGGGCAATGGATCGTATCGCTTTTAGAAATCACGCGCTCACGGCCGCCGACGCTTGTCACATATTCGAGCTCGTTGGTTTGCGCATTGCGCCGCGGCGTCGTAACTCCCGAGCTCAAGGGATAGAGCCCCACAACCGAGCCGCCACGCGTGCGAAGGATTTCGGCATAACCGTTGCCAGTCGCGGCCATATTGCCGGTAAAGGCCTCCCAAAACGTTGCCGCGCTCATCTCGTCGTTTGGTTCGTTCGATAGGATCCAGGTTAAATCGTGGTCGACGCGCGCCCGCCCGCCGCTCTCTTTCGATGCATAGATGACAATCGGCAAACTGGCAACGCTCTCGGCCAGCAAGCGCACGCAACGGTAAACCGTCGTAATCTGCAGAGCGCTCGCAACGTTGATAATCTCGCCGCTCGCCGTCGGCTCGCCGGCGCCGAGCCATCCCAGGAAAGCCGCGAGCGAAAGCGGCACACTCGGATTTTCAAGACTCGCGCGCGCGCTCATCCACTCGCGAATTCGCGACATGAATTTCATTTTCCTGCTCGCCTCTTTTTGTCGGGAAAGAAAACTTACCCCAGGAAAAAGCAATCGCCGGCGGCGGCCGGATTGCCGACCATAGCCCGATTCATGGCATTGAATAGAGCGCTCGCCGGATCGATTTTTTGCAAGCCGGCGCCCGTCGTTTCTTTGCGTGGAAAAATATTTTCGTTGGCATCCTCGCGCACCATCACGTTCGAAATCGCCCAGGTCAGAACTGGGTTTGCGTCGTGATGAAAACGCCCCGAAAGTACCGCGGCCTCGAGCTCTTTCATGGCCGGCGAAAGATATTGAACCGTCTGCGGTATGGAAATCACCACGTCGTTACTGGTGCGCGCGGCGAGCTCTTGCTGCATCTGCAAAGCCGACCACGGGTCAAAGGCAATGGCCGCAAATTGAAAGCGCTCGAGCTCATCCTCGATTTCGCGTTGAATCTTCGCCAATTGAATTTCCGGCCCGTCGTGTGCAATCAGGGCGCCGGCGTGTACCCATTTTTCGTAATGTGGATGCCGCGTATCTAGCGCTCTATCCCGCGGCACGTAACTACGCGCAAAAACGTAATAATGCCGGACCCCCTCTTCGTCGCGGATAAAAACCTTGACGCGACTCGCCAAATCAATTTTGGCGGCCAGGTCGGCGCCCTCGTAACACGGTTCATGGCGAAAATCATCCACGCGCAAACTGGCATCTCCACACCGGCGCCAGGCCTCCATATTCATCCAGGCACGCCGCGCGTTCACCCAACAATCGAAATGTTTTGTCTTGACCGTGGCCTGTTTGTGCGCCGACTGCATTGCCTCTCGTTGTTGTGAGCGCAGAAACTCGAGCGAAACCGACACGCCGGCGTTAGGATTCGCCTTGAAAATGCCGGCATCGGTTTTCCATTCTTCCTCTTCATCAAGGGTAAAAATCAGCACAAAGAAACGATCATTATCGAGCGTACCCTCGAGGACCTGCTGCGCCTCTTGTTGCATGATGTAACACGGTCCCTCGATCAGCGAGCCCGCGGTTGTGATTACCATAATTAACGGTTGTTGACGGGCTCCCGTGCCCGTCTCCATCGTTTCCAAGAGCTCCGGCGTCGAATGCTCGTGATACTCATCGATAATCGCGCACGACGGGCTCGCACCGTCGCCCGGTTTGCCGATGACGGCCTCGAATCGCGAATAATCGGCATCGATAAGTAAACTTTTGGCGTTGATAGTCACGCCGAAATATTGCTGTAGTTCCGGCGTTTTCTGCGCCATCAACCAGGCCGGCCGAAATACTTCCCAGGCCTGTTTTTCAGTCGTGGCGCCGGAATAGACCTCGGCGCCGTATTCCCCGTCGGCCGCAAACATGTATAGGCCCACCGCGGCGGCCCATGTGCTTTTGGCGTTCTTGCGCGCCACACATTCGTACATCCGGCGAAAGCGGCGAAAGCCGCTTGCTTTCTCTACCCAACCGAAAAGGTTCGCAGTTTTGAAAACCTGCCAGGCCTCGAGCCGAATGCGGTTCGATTCGCCCGGCGCCGGCCGTGCCCACTGGCCTTTGACGTGCGGCAACAATTCGATAAACCTGCAGGCCTTTGCGGCCCGGCCGGCGTCGAAGCGATACGGATAATCCGGCGTGCGCTCGCGCGCCAGGTCATCTAAATGACGTTTGCAGGCGAGCCGGATCCACTTGCATGCCACGATACGGCCGGCCAGCACATCCCGTGCGTACTGATTGCAGATAGCCGCGTAATCGCGACTCGGCGGCACACTATTGGACGGGCGGCCGTTTCTGCTGCTCAGCGGCGAGCTCGGCCCATTCGCCGGCAACCTCGGCCGTCTTTGTTTGTCCCTTGACACGCGAGCGCTCACTCGGAATGCAACCAATTTGCCCCAGGTGTTTGTTGCACTCCGCAAAATCTGACGTTG